TTCCCACCACAGATGTATGTTTCCAACTGGAGAGCGTACAACTTCAGAAACTGCTGAAGGCATCCTCTGTGTACCAACTGCCCGATCTTGCTGCCATCGGTAATGGTGAAGAGATCACCTTGGTCGTTCGTGACAAGAAGAATGACAACTCTAATGAGTTTGCTCTGACTGTCGGTAAGACTGACAAGATCTTTGAGTTCAATTTCAAGATTGAGAACATCAAACTGATCCCTGGTTCTTACGATGTGGTCATCTCAAAGAAACTTCTCTCCAAGTTTACAAACTCCAATTACAACCTTGACTACTACATCGCCCTTGAACCTGATTCATCCTACGAAGGTTAATCTCTTTTCAGTATCTGTTGCTCAGTATGAGGTTGAGGAGTGGGCAGGGAAGAAGGATCTAATCTTGGATATGATTCCTTCTTCCAATGATGCTGAAAAGCATATCTCTTTTACTGATTACTTTGAAAATAATGATGCTGGATATAAAGGTTATATTTTTAATCTCGTAGAACCATATCTACAAAACTTCTACGATACTTGTCTTTATAAATTTAAAGGCATTACCGACATGTGGTGTCAGAGGTATAAGGCAAGAGATTACCATGTACCTCATGATCATGGAGCAATCGGGTATTCTTGTGTCTTCTATGCTAAGATGTCTGAGGAACATCGTAGCACTCTGTTCTTTTCTCCATTTACAGACGAGACTGGCACACATCCAAGTAATTCGCTAATGTGTAAGGAGGGAGATCTGATTATCTTCCCATCAAATCTTATGCACATGGCACCTCCTCATGACAGTGAAGATGAGCGTGTGATCATCTCGTTTAATTTGCAATGAACATCTTTGTGACGGATCCTGATCCCAGGATCTCTGCTCAGGTTTTGCCTGACAAACATATTGTCAAGATGCCTTTGGAAACTTGCCAAATGGCATCTGTAATCTTCTCCAAGTACCATTGGGACTGGGGCACAATCAATAAGAAAGATGGCACTCCTTACCGTACCACAGGCGGGTTCAGGAACCATCCCTGTACCGTGTGGGCAGCGTCTAGTAAGGCAAACTTTGCTTGGATGCTCCACCACGGTTTTGACCTTATGTGGGAGTATCAGAAGCGGTTTGGTAAGGAGCATGGATGCTTCAGGACCATGTGTCAAGCAATGACCATCTATCATGATCGTCTCAAAGAAGTAGATGGCAGCATTTACGATTATAAAGATGCAAAGGACTTTGCTCGTGCTATGCCCGACGAGTTCAAGTATGATGATACAATAGACACATTCACTGCTTACAAGCGGTACATTGCCTCTAAACCTTGGGTCAAGGACAACTATCGTCGTATTCCTGAGCGTAAACCTGATTGGATTTGATTATGCGTAGTGATTTTCTGTGGGTCGAAAAGTATCGTCCCAAGACTATTGATGACTGTATCCTGCCAGAGGATACCAAGAAAACTTTCAAAGAGTTTCTTGCCAAGGGAGAGATTCCTAACTTGCTGTTGGCAGGTCCTGCAGGTTGTGGTAAGACAACAATTGCTCGTGCTATCTGCGAACAACTCAATTGTGACTATATAATTATTAACGGTTCAGATGAAGGAAGATTTCTCGATACTGTACGGAATCAGGCAAAGAATTTTGCTTCGACCGTATCACTTTCTTCAGATGCACCGCACAAGGTCATCATTATCGACGAAGCTGATAACACCACCCACGATGTTCAACTCCTCCTACGGGCGAATATTGAGGCGTTTTATGGAAACTGTAGATTCATCTTTACCTGTAACTACAAAAATAAAATCATTGAACCCCTCCACTCGCGATGTGCCGTTGTTGAATTCGGAATTACAGGAAGTCAAAAACCTGCAATCGCAGCAGCATTCTTCAAGCGTCTCCAAGAAATCTTGGGTACAGAAGGTGTTGAATATGATAACAAGGTCCTGGTAGAACTTGTTAACAAACATTTTCCTGACTGGCGTCGTGTACTCAACGAGTGTCAGCGTTATTCTGTTGGTGGAAAGATTGACTCCGCTATTCTTGCTTCCTTTGGAGATGTAAAAGTAAATGAACTTATCAAGAACCTTAAACAAAAAGACTTTCAAGCAGTTCGTAAGTGGGTCGTCTCTAATCTGGACAATGATCCTGGTGTACTTCTTCGGCGTGTTTACGATGCTCTTTACGGCACCTTGGAAGGCCCTTCTATTGCTGCCGCCGTTCTTATTATTGCTAAGTATCAGTATCAAATCGCTTTCGTGGCGGACCAGGAAATAAACCTGCTCGCTGCTCTGACCGAAATTATGGTCGAATGTAAATTTAAGTAATCCAAACCAAATCTAAACTACAAGCCAAATCATGAATCCAATTCAACCTATCATGCCTCCTATGATGAAGGAGGAATTTCTGTATCAAGAATCTTTTCATAAGAAAAACTCAGATTCGATGTTTTTAGGTAAGTCGGCAGAGCATATTGTTGCTTCTTATCTATTAAAAAACAAAATTAATTTTGCTGAACCTGAAGTTGATCAGGGAAATGATTGGTGGGTTGAGGATATAAATGATCGACATAAAGTCCGCCGAGCACAAGTAAAAAAAGTTATTGCAAAAATTGAACTTGATCAAGAAATTTATGATACTCAGGGGAAAGAAGTTTATGTGACCAAGTACGATTTTAGATTTCAGTCTAGCGGACTAAAAGAAAAACCTGACCAAAAAGAAAAAGTAATCAGTAGTCACCCTGGGGTCATGGGCAGAAGGCAATATGGACCAGGAGATATTGATGTATTTTATGAAGTCATAGTAACTCCTTATAGAGAGTTGATTTTTGAAATCAAAGCAGAAGATGTTCCCGTGGGTGATGATGGATACTTTAAACAAAGCAAGAGTCTGGTCTTGGATCGAGTTCAAAAGCAATCCGCCCGCAGAGGAAAGGATACTCCAATTGATATTAGATCTATGTTGATTTCTGAGCAATATGATGCTAGACTGATCAGGGCAAACCAGGACTTTTTCTTCCCTCCTGAGCAACCAACCATTATGGAGTTTCTTTCGTGAAAGCATACAAGACACCCTTGAGGTATCCTGGTGGAAAGTCCCGTGCAGTTCAGAAACTGTTCGGGTTCGTTCCTGAGAACAAATATAATGAACTTCGGGAACCATTCCTAGGGGGTGGTTCCTTTGCTATTGAATGGACGAAAAGATATCCTGGCACAAAAGTATGGGTTAATGATCTGTATGAACCTTTGGTAAATTTCTGGCAGCAACTGCAGAAGAATGGTATTGAAATGCGTAATGAGTTGAATCAACTCAAGCATCGTCACATTGATCATGAAAGCGCCAGATCATTGTTCAAAGACTCTAAAGATTATTTGAATAGTGGTAAAGATAATTTCCATCGTGCCGTATCATTTTATGTAATAAATAAATGTTCATTCTCTGGACTCACAGAGTCGTCTTCTTTCAGTAAGCAAGCATCCGATAGTAACTTTAGTTTCAGGGGTATCGATAAACTTCCTGGTTATTCAGAACTTATCAAAGATTGGGAAATCACAAATCTTAGCTACGATAGTCTGATGACAGAAGATCCCCTAGATAAAGTATTCATGTACTTGGATCCTCCGTATGATATCAAAGATAATCTCTATGGTAGAAAAGGAGCTATGCATAAAGGATTCGACCACGACAAATTTGCTTCTGATTGCGATTGCAACGCATGTGATGCTCTTGTCAGTTACAATTCTAGTCAGCTTGTCAAGGATCGCTTTAAGGATTGGACCGCTTCTGAATTCGACCTGACATATACCATGAGATCTGTTGGTGAATACATGAAAGACCAGCAGCAGCGTAAAGAACTTATCTTGATGAATTACTGATGAAAGTTGTAGGATTACTCGGTGCTCTCAATTGGAAAGCAAATGAATTTGACGAACCCAATACTTATGTACATGATGCGGGTGCAACTTTATTTGTAAATGGAGAGCACATTCGTAGTATCAATGAGGAGAGACTGACTAGAGTAAAGGACGATGGATCCTTTCCTAGGAAAGCTATTGACTATGTTCTGGGTGACGAGTATAAGAAAGAAGATATTGATATCGTATGCTATGCTCCAGCATATGTTGATATTGCACAGCAGCAGTTAGTTAACCAAACTGCATCTAAAATGATGCGAGAGGTCTTTCCTAATGCAGAAGTTTGGATGGTGTCTCATCACCTCTGTCATGCTGCCTCATCAGTTTTTACTGCACCATTTAATAGTGGTAGTTTTGTTACCCTAGATGGTCTTGGTAGCGGAATGTGGGATTTTGCTACTGGTGCTGTTCGTTTTGGGGAAAATAATAGTATTGGATACTTTGATAAGGAGAAAAATATTTTTAGATTCTTCAGAGGGACCTCTGAGCAAGGGATGAATTCCTTTGGAGAATACTACTGCAATATGTCCCGATACATCTATGATCAAAAGCATAGAGAAATTCAAAAAATGAAATCCTCTCTTAGAGGAGAGGTGTTTGACAATATTGTATTTGCTACAGATTTTGATAACACTCCAAAAGAAGGTAAGATCATGGGTCTTTCCTCCTACGGTCAAGATCTGGGACAATATTCTCCCGCATGTCTTTCTACAGAGTATCCTAAAGAACAGTTTGGTATTGACAAGTGGGAGTTTGGTCTTCCAGAAGTTCATTTCTATGACTATGAAATGATCTGGAGATATCTAGAAGGCACTGCAGAAGACAAATCATTCTATGTTCAAAAGAATTTTGAACAAGCTATGATGTACTGGGTAACAGAAATGCAAAAAGCAGGTTACCTGGAAGAGAATAATTGTTTTGCTGGTGGTTGCTTCTTGAATGTGTGTGCGAATACTCTCTTGAGACCATTGTTCAAGAACATGCACATTCCACCATTCACAAATGACTCAGGGATTCATTTTGGTGCAGCAGCATGGGGATCATTTAAGTCAAAACAAACTATTACTATCCCAGAAAATATTGCTCTTATGGGCAAAGAATATAATGATAAAGAAATCGAAGATGTAATAGGATTTAAAGGTGCTAAGAATGTAGGGGAAATTAAGTATAAAAAGTATGAAGACTTTGACGAATTATGTGAGGTAGTTGCTGGGTATCTTGACGATAATAAAATTATCGGATGGATGCAAGGTCGCTCTGAGTATGGTCCTAGAGCATTAGGGTCTAGATCTCTTCTTATGAGTCCTAGAGATAAGAAGAATAAAGACATCATGAATGATAGGGTTAAGCATAGAGAATATTGGCGTCCTTTTGCAGGTGTTATGCTGGAAGAAGATGTTGGAGAATACTTCGATCCTGGATTCTCAACCCCGTATATGCTATATGCACAGACATCTACAACTAAAAAGATTCCCGCAATCACTCATGCTGATAAATCTTGTAGGATTCAAACTGTAAATGACACACAAAATGCTAGAATGTGTCAACTACTCCGCAAACTAGATATTCCTATTCTTCTGAATACCTCATTCAATCGCAGCGGTGATCCTATCGTTGAGACGCCACAAGATGCTCTAGATTCTTTTATGAAGATGGACATTGACTACCTTGTTATTGGAAATTATTTGATTTCAAAATGGAACTGAAAGACTGGTTGAATTCAATCAACTTAAACAAGAAAGATCTCAGCGAAAATCCTGATGATTGTAAAAAGTATCCAGCGTACATTGTAAATCGATGCTTGTCTGGTCACATCGATGCCATTCTGTTTGCCAATGAGATGAATAAAAATACTCATCTCGCAAAAGATATGCAGTATCAATTCTATCTACATAGCATTAGAAAGAAGAAAAGGTTCTCTCCATGGTTGCGTCAAGAAAAAATTGACAACCTGGAATTAGTTAAAAAATACTATGGGTATAGTAACGAGAAGGCACAGCAAGCACTTAACATTCTTACCCCAGAACAAATCAAGTACATTCGCAAAAAACTAGACACAGGTGGTATGAAATGAAAGTCCTTAGTATTGATATTGATTATGCTTTTCCTGCCGTAGAGAACTGGCCTAACGATGATAATGAGTTGTGGGATGAATGGCATCCTTCTACAAAATGGACAGAATACTTTTCAAAATATCCTGAACTTGAAAAAAGAGAAAGTAGCATTGATGAAGGATGTCTAGACTATATGCTAGACACTTTTACAAAAGCATTGACTGCTAATCCAAATATAACCGTTGCTTTTGGTTTAGATCATGATTATATTTTGGACAGTGTACTTGAGCACGATGATATTGAAATTGTAAATATTGATCATCATGATGATTTCCTTGCGGGGTGTTATATTGACATGATTGAACCAGACGATGATGAAGATGGACATTCAAACCAGACTTTCTTAGCACTGCACCTTCTTGAATACCATTACACCAAAGCATATGGTAAGGTTGATGAGGGAAGTTGGGGTGCATACTTACATTCTCTAGGTAAATTGAAAGCATTCACCTGGATTCGTAACGAAGGAAAGAAAGAATGTGATACCAGAAGTCCAGTAAACAGATTTATATGTGAAAATGTTGGTAAGAGAGCTGAATGGGGTACTTGTCTTGCTGATGAGTATGATCATGGTGATTACATGTATGATCATATCTTCGTATGCTTATCTCCTCAATATTTTCCAATGAGTCAGTGGGGTTTGTTTAGTATTTTCATGGGCATCTATGAAGATTTTACTGGAAAAGATTGTAAGTTAGAAGAGTTTTGGGACAAGAGATGGATTAATAAGATGGCATATAAGGATACTCGTGATATCCTTAAAGAGTCTCTTGCTAATGTTAAAAAAAGTTTGGATAAATAATAAAAACATTTATGCTTTGATATGAGCGTCGTCGTTGAACCGACCGTTGATTGGTCGCCCGAGAAAATGATTGAGGTTGCCCTCAGTGAACCAGATGATTTCTTGAAAGTGCGAGAGACTCTGACAAGAATTGGTGTAGCTTCTAGGAAAGAGAAGAAACTCTATCAATCTTGCCACATTCTTCATAAGCAGGGACGATATTATATTGTTCATTTCAAAGAATTGTTTGCGCTGGATGGTAAGAAAGCAAATCTTACTGTTAATGATGTTCAGAGACGCAACAGAATTTCTCAACTCCTTGCTGATTGGGGTTTGATTACTGTTGTAGATGCAGAACAGATCCAAGACATCGCTCCGCTCAACCAGATCAAAGTTTTGTCGTATAAAGACAAGGGTAATTGGGTGTTAGAGACCAAATACAACATTGGTCGTAAGACTAAGGTAGAGGGTGAGGAAACCGTATAAATAAACCGTCGCCTTTTCGTGCGCGACACGCTACATACGGATAATACGCTACCGTCAGGGGGGTTACCACCCCCCTTTTTTAATGCTAATATGGTTAAATAGTTGTGGATGCCGAAAGGGTCCACACAATGTAATCTCGCTTTCAAAGGAGAACTAAAGATGACTAACTTAGCGAAGTATCATGCTGCCAACATGGATCAATTGTTGGACAGGATCACTAAGAATAGCATTGGTATGAATGATTATTTCGATCGTATCTTTGCACTGCACGAAACCACTTCTAATTACCCTCCATACAACCTTGTAGATGTAAGTGCCGTAGAATCTAGACTGGAGATCGCTCTGGCTGGGTTTAAGAAGGCAGAGGTTGTAGTCTACACAGAGGCAGGGAAACTCTTCGTAGAGGGGCAGAAGGAAGACCAAGAGACCGATACTAAGTATCTGCATAAAGGACTAGCACAGAGGTCCTTCACGCGGGTCTGGACGCTCTCTGACGAGACAGAGGTCAGGGATGTGCAGTTTGAAGACGGTCTTCTGAGTGTGACTTTAGGGAAGATTGTTCCCGAACACCATCAAAGGAAGAACTGGTTCTAAATATCGAGGGGGTTGATCGACCCCCTTTTTTGTGTTACAATACTGAGAGGTAAAGAGTACCCCATGTCTGTTAAAGTTGCAATTATTGGAGGCGAGCAAGTCATCGCTGACATTAAAGAGTTGATTGATCCTGAGGATAAGCAGCGTCAATACATGTTTACTAGTCCATTTCGTGTCATCTTGCAACCGACGATGACCCTGATGGAAGATGGTAGTGATGATGGAGTAGAAAATACATCACAGGTCTCCCTTGGAACCTGGCAACCCTTGACTGTTGACTCTACTTTTATTGTCAACCCCCATGCAGTAACTACATTGTTTGAACCAGTTGCTGATCTTAAGAAAATGTACCAGGAGATCACTGATGCAGGTTAAATTGATCGTCTTCAAAGAAGATTATAAGTGCATTATCGGTGGTGTAGAAGAGGTCTATGGTGCCGATATTGGTGAACCCGATTGTGAAATCACCAAACCATATGAGTTCATCATCCAAGATGATGACTTTGAGGGCGAGTACAAAGATCGCCTCAAACCTTGGAATGTGATGAACATTTCTTCTCAGAAAAAGTGTAGAATCCAGAGTGATTCCATTCTGACACTAGTTGATCCAGAACCTTTTATCCTTCAAGCATATAACGAACTGATTTCTGAATGAAATTCTATACTAATGTACAAATGATTGGGGACCAGTTCCTCGTTCGTGGTTATGAAAATGGTGAGTACATTCAGTTTAGAGAGAAATACAAACCTACATTATTCGTTCCTGCTAAGAAAGAAACCTTCTACAAGACTCTCGACGGTGATTATGTCGAACCACTTAAACCTGGGTTCGTTTCAGACTGTCGGGAGTTTTTGAAGAAGTATAGCGAGGTAGAAAACTTTAAGATCTACGGTAACGAGAGGTTCATCTATCAGTATATCTCTGATAAGTATCCTCAAGAGCATATTGAGTTTGATATCAGTAAGATTCGTCTCGTAACGGTCGATATTGAGACCCGTTCTGAGAACGGATTCCCTGATGTTGAGTCTGCTGACCAGGAAATCCTGCTCATTACCATCCAAGATTACAATACAAAAGAGATTATTACCTGGGGTCAGGGTCCATTCAAGATCAAACAGGACAATGTTCGTTACATTCAGTTCAATAATGAGCGTGACCTGTTAAATAGTTTCATCAACTGGTGGATGGAGAACACTCCCGATGTTGTGACGGGTTGGAACATCCAACTGTTCGACATCCCGTTCATCACGAAGCGTATTGACCGTGTTCTGGGCGAAAAACTTGCCAAGAGACTCTCTCCTTGGGGTCTAGTGTCTCAAAAAGAGGTCTTTATCAAGGGTCGTAAGCAGATTTTCTATGATATTGGCGGCATTACGCAGCTAGATTACCTTGATTTGTACAAGAAATTCACTTATACAAACCAAGAATCTTATCGTCTTGACCATATTGCCAATGTAGAACTCGGTCAGAAGAAACTTGACCACTCTGAGTTTGACACCTTTCAAGATTTCTACACTAACGGTTGGCAGAAGTTTGTAGAGTACAACATCATCGATGTGGAGCTCGTAGACCGTCTTGAGGACAAGATGAAGTTGATCGAGCTCG